CAAGTACGGTGCAGTTTGTAATATTCAACACGCTTATAGGCATTCAGATGTTTGACGTGATGGGTTCATGGTCACTTATTGGTGTTGAACTGAAATACGGGCAAACGTTTTTCTTTGATTTGAACGCACCCGATATGAAGCAGATTGACTTTGTGACGGATGTAATTAAGATGCATAACTGTGCAATTGTCCCAGATAGGACAATACCAAATAAGATAAGCGTAGTGCCACAAACTAGCTATCTAGGTAGCGGCAATGTGGTAGACTGGACATCGAAACTCGACACAACTAAAGACATCGTAATAGGTAGCACGGTCGATATTCAAAAAGGTAAGTTTCAATTTACCTACACAACGGGCGAAGACTTTATAAGCAAGCAATACAAGAACGTTAATCGTATCTATGGAGATTATGAAGTGGCAGGTTACACGGTTAACCCTAACACGCTACCAAGTGACTTCGCTATAGGTGATCAGCGCATTCAGTTAGTGACGCAATCAACTCCATGTGGTGTGGTCAATGGCACTAATGTAGTGATGCCTATGTTCTTGAATGAGAAAGCAGAGTTTGTCGTGCCCGGTCCGCGTTGCCTTTATTATGCAGGTTTAACACCCATTCAATTTTACAATGATTCATCCGGACTTGTTGGGCAAATAGACGCGCGTTTATTAAATCACTACTCAACTATATTTCCCGATATACAAGACCTAGATTTAAACTGGGCTCCCGAAGTACCGCCCTATGGTATACCTACCAATCCATATAACAACCTATTTAATCAATGGTGGCGTCCTTACATGAATGCTTTGTATTCACCTGATGGGCGTATCATGGAAGCGAACTTTGCACTTGACCTTAAAGACATACTCACTTTTCAATTTAGTGATAAGGTGTGGATACAAGATAGCTTTTGGCGAATACTTGAAGTGACAGATTACAAGGTGGGAGATTATGAAAGCACAAAGGTTAAGCTATTAAAGTTCTTAGATGATATTGAGGATTGCACATCTACACCTTCAACCATATCTGTTGGCGGTGAAGTAAACTTTGTAGATGCAAACGGTGACCCTGTGGCAGCATCGCAAGATTGCTGCACGCGCTATGGCTATAATTGGGATGAAGAAACTGCAATCTGTTGGGCGTTTACACCCGATGGTACGCGACCTTCTACAGCTGTAGGTGGTACTAATACCAGTCCCGCACCACGTGTTACAAAGACCGCACAACAAACACGCGCTATCACATCTAGTGTAATCAATGGAACTAATCTTAATATAGAACTGGGTAACTCTAGTATGCTTGCAGTTGGTCGTGACCTTGAGTTGACTAAGAATGTAGGTGGTAGCAATTTACTAGGTAAAAATGTTACCACGAATTTACCGGGTATGCACCTAGGTGGTGGCTATCGTGCGGGCAATCCTGCCAACACAGAAAAAGGTTGGTCACAATCGGGTGTTGTGAACCTGCATACTAAAACAGGTTACGGTTCATCGGGTGCATCAGGTGCTTTATTCATTGAAGGATTATCAGGTGAACACTTGAATATTCCCGATAGCACGACCATGAGCTGCATACTTAACGTGACCATTCAAGATGATCCACAGAATGACATAGACCTTGCGTTATTGTCGTTTGGTTTGACTAAGATTGCAGGCGTTGCCTATGCCACAGCCGTGACCGTGATAAGCAGCGACACATTTGGTACTGGATACACTTACGCTATCACTATTGACGTGACCACTAACCCCGCACAGCATCGTGTTATCTTGACCGTAACGGGCGCACCCTCATTCCCTGTGACGCTTATTGCTACAGCTACTTTGTACTACCAACAAAACAAACTCACATAATGGACACAATCAAAAACTCAATGCGCTATTTGCAGCTAGGTATTAAGACACAACCACGACACGACCACTCATTACGCAAGTGGCAGCGTGTTATGTGGTTTATAACGCTCTATGCATGGCGCACGTTTTTATTCTTTTTACTCATTTACTTAATCGCTAATCTTATCTACTAATGGCTGAACCTATTGTACGGAAGTTTGTAATTGACACAACCGAAAGTGAGCAGAATCTTAAAGAGTTAAATGTTCAAATCAATGCGACATCAACCGCCATCAATAGCGGGGCGCAGTCGTTTGAGAATGTAGCAGCTGCAGAAGATGAAGTAGTAACATCTACCAAATCACTCAAGGCGCAGCTACGTGAATTGCAAGCGCAGTTAGCCAACACAGAACCTGATAGTGCAAAGTATCGAGAACTTGCAGCGGCAGCGGGTGATTTAAAAGATAAGATAGGTGATGCAGCCGAAGCAGTAGGTACACAAGCGGGCGGTGCGTTTGAGCGTGTGAGTGGATCACTAGGACTCGTTACGTCACGTATCACTAGCCTTGACTTTACAGGTGCAGCCGAAGGCGCTAAGTTGTTAGCATCAAACATTAGCGGAATAAAGCCGGGTGATATTGTAAAAGGTATACAAGGAATAGGTACTGCCTTTGCATCTGTTGGTACAGCGTTACTAACTAACCCGATATTTTTAATAGGTGCGGCGATTGCTGCGGCGATTGTGTATGCAGATGAGCTATTGACATTGGTTGATGGTGTGACAGATGCCGAACTAGAACAATTAGAAATACAAAAGCAACGAGCTGCACAGTCTAAGCAACAACTGGATGATATTAGTGACCAAGAAAACATCTTACGATTACAAGGCAAGACAGAGCGTGAGATATTGCAGATTAAAATAGCGAAGGCTAATCAGGCAATACTTGACCAAAAGGCCGTAATACAGACCTTAGAGATACAAAGACAGCAACAGATAGATGCTGCCGAAAGAAATCGCAAGATTGTTAGTGGTATCATTCAGTTCTTGACATTGCCTATACAAATCTTGTTAGGTTCGGTTGATACTATACTACTTGGATTAAATAAGGTAGGTGTCATTAGTGATGAAACATTTGCCAAAGTAGGCAACCAGCGCGACAAGTTCAATAAGGACTTAAGCACACTTGTATTTGACCCTGCAGAAGTAGCTGCAGAAGGTGATAAGGCAGTAGCTGAACAAAAGAAAATATTAAAAGATTTAGAAAACCAACAGGCAGGGTTTCAATTGTCCGTTAATCAAATAGATCAAAAGGCAATTGATGATAAAAAGGCCGCGCAGGATAAAGCGGATGCGGATGCAAAATCCAAAAGAGATAAGAATGCAGCGGATGCAAAAGCAAAACGCGACAAGGATGCAGAAGATGCTAAGGCTGCAGCGGAAAAAGAAGCAGATGACAAGTTAAAAGCAGAAGAAGAACTGTTTGATGAGCTGCTAAAATCATTTGAAGAATCCGAAAAGAAAAGAACTGAAATAGCTGCAGCGGAAGCGGCAAAGAGAAAGAAAGCAGAAGAAGATTATAACACGGCTATAACTGCACTACGCGCTGAACAAGATGCTGCCAACTTAACGCAAGACCAAAAGGACATTATTGCAATCGACAATAAGTATTTAGACTTACGGGAGAAAGCAATAGCGGCGGGTGAAAGCACTTTAGAAATAGATGCCGCATATACCGCAGCATTAGAACAGCAAGAACAAGAATCTGCAGAACGTAGAAAAGCATACGAGTTTGCAGTACAAGATGCAAAGTTGCAATCCACATCGGATGCGTTGGGAGCAATTAATAATTTAGTATCTGCTTTTGCTAAGAAAGATGAAAAAAGCCAAAGACGTGCATTCCAAGCACAAAAAGCATTGAGCATAGCACAGGCCACAGTTGATACATATAAATCTGCAAATGCTATTTTTTATGCAGCAGCGGCTAACCCTGCAACCGTGCTATTCCCTGCACAACCATTTATTGCTGCAGGTGTTGCAGTTGCAGCTGGTCTTGCTAACGTTGCAACAATCGCAAAGCAGGATTTCCAAGGCACTACTCCCCCGGCTAATAATGACACACCACCACCTTCTATAGGTGATAATGGCGGCGGCGGCGGCTCACAACCTGCAGCATTCAATCCATTTGCATCTTCATTCTTACAAGATAGACCAGAGCAACTAACGCCCCGTGCATATGTCTTAGCGGGTGATGTGGCTAGTCAACAAGAAGTGCGGATAAAGGTTGAAGACTTATCGAGAATAGGATAAAAAGAAAGCCGCCCACGTTTGGACGGCCTCTGAAACTAAACCTATTGAAAACAATGCTATGATGAAAACGTGTCAAATATAAATAACTTTGAAAAATGGAAAAAAGAAAAGTAGTAAAATGCGTAATTGATGAAGAAGGTCGTTTGGGTATTACCGCGATGGGCTTAGTCGATGCGCCCGCGATAGAAGAAAATTGGATTGCACTTTCTAAAATGCAATTGAGCGCGATCAATGATGAGCGCAGAATGTTGTATGGTCCCGCACTCATACCGGATAAAGAGATATTGCGTTATGATGATAAGGGTGAAGCCTACTATGTGTACTTTGAAAAGGCTACGGTGCAAGCTATAGCGCATCAATTCTTTAAAAAGAATCTGCAGCATACCACTAACCTGCAACACGAGATACCAGTAACAGGTGTTACCGTTGTTGAGTCATGGTTGAAAGAGGGTAAGAATGATAAGAGCATCGAACTTGGATTGCCTGATTTGCCTGATGGTACATGGTTTATCGGAACCAAGGTAGATGAAGAACACGTATGGAATGATGTGAAAGAAGGCAAGATAAAAGGCTACAGCATCGAAGGGTTTTTCAATGAAGTGGGTGTAGCCATGAGCGGTGTCAAAAACTACGAAGCAGAATTGGTGATGGAGCTTGATGAACTACTAAGCAAAGCAACCAATAAATAACACATATGATAAATGTAGAAAAGGCACTTGATGTGCTAGGATTACCGCCCGAATTTGAAGCCTATAACGGGCAGATAAATACGCGCATCACCAATGGCTTTGTCGTGTACGAGAACAATGATTTTAGCACAGGCAAAAACGTTATAACGTACACAGTTGAAAAGACAACCAACACACAACTGTTTGGATTGTATCCGCTGAACTATGCAAGCATGGCACTTTACAACATGAGCTTCCAACTTGGAGGCATGACACCAAAAGGCTACCAGTTGCATTGTCCTAGCAAGTGGATAAAGCATGAGCCTCCTAGTGGTGTAGCCGGGCAAACTGTTTACTACGTAGAAAGCAATATGTACTTTAATGCTGATCGCATAGACCTCACATATGAGCCTTATGAAACTGTCGTTAATGGCAAAGCAGAAGACATGATAGACCCACTTATGCGGGTGCAGTATAAGTCACGTCTATTAGGTAAGGACGCAACAGGCAAAACAATTGTAAAGTGGACAAGTCGTGGTGCGATTACGCCAAAGCGTAGACTACGCAAAGCTGAATTCTTGAAGCTTGCTAACATGACAGTAGACGAAATGATTTGGAACTGTCGCTGGGTATTCCCTATCGTGCCTGTTAAGGGTGAAACGCATATCACATCAATTGCTATGGACATCGAAAAGTTGAATGATACGCAAGTGAAAAGCACGGTGTACATTAACGGCATTGATGCAAACACTTTCAATTACAAAGTGCTTATCAATTCATTCGGTCAAACATACGGAGGCTATAAGCAGATGTATCGACTGTACAATGGTGAACGTAGCACACCTACAACCATGAACGTGTACGGTAGCACTATTGACATCGGACAGAATCCAAGTGAAGATAGCACGCTTAATTTGCAGGCAGGTGGTGAAAACACGTACAACATCATTAACCGCACACTCACATTCAATCCGTCCTTAACTGAAGAAGCTAAGCTACTTGCATACATGGAGTTCTTACCTGCCAATGGCAAGAATGAAAGCACGGGCAAATGGTTGAGCTTAGAAACTGGCATGGAATCATTTTATTAATATATTCGCACCGGTTAGTGTAACCGAAAGTATTTAGGTATTTAAGATTAAAAAGAAAGGCCCAAACGAGGGCCTTCTTTTTTTCGCTTATTATACCTATTGGTCACAGAATACACGCTCTTACATATTCGGCTAGGTTCATCTTGTGAGCCTTCGCAGCCTTCTGCACAGTCTTAAGTTGTTTGTCATTTAGCCTAACACTAATCTTAGTGTTCATGGGCAATGGAAGTTTGGTAGTCATAATGTATGTAATTTTTTACAGTCGCTAAGGTAATCAATTTGGCGTGTGCAACAAAACGCGGTTTTGTCTACTATACCAAAATTACCAAAAATGTCAGATATCAAAAATCAAATCAAAGCAGTCTTTACAAAGTACGGCATTGAACCATCTGCACTAGGTATCAAGTTTGAAGAAGAAACAACTGAAGCAGCTACCGAAGTAAAGTTTGCCGTAGAAGGCACGCTTGCTGATGGTACTAAAATCTACTCAACAGCTGATGAGTGGGTAGTAGGTGTTGACATCTTCACACTAGATGCCGATGGCAACCCAGTCCCAGTACCTGCAGGAGAATACATCCTAGAAGACGGTGTTACCAAAGTCTACGTAGGCGAAGATGGAATGGTAGCAGAAATCGAACGCGAAGAACAATCTACTGAAATGAGCAGCGAAGACCTCGTTGCCGTAATAGGTCAATTGTCTGAACGCATTGCCGCACTAGAAGTTGAAAAGACCGAACTAGCTGCTGCAGTAGAAAACGCTAAGAAGGATGCCGAAGCCGTGAAAGCTGAACTCGCTTCAGTTAAGAAAGCTCCTGCCGTGCCTTCTGTAAAATCTCAAGAATTTAAAAAGAATGTAGCACCTGTGGTTGCATCGAATGGTAACTCATTCAGCGACTTCATGGAAGGTCTACGTGCCAAACAAAGTAAATAATTCACCTCATAATTTTATTTAAAAATGCCAACAACAACTTCACTCACCACCACCTATGCAGGTGAATTAGCTGGTGAAATCGTAGCAAAGGCACTATTGTCAAACGTATCTACTCAGTACGTGACAATGAAGCCTAACGTACCTTACAAATCAGTAGTACGTAAAATTGATGACACTGTAACTTTCGCTGCAGGCTCTTGTGAATTCACTCCAACTGGAACAATCACTTTGACTGAGCGCATCTTGACACTTGAAGAATTCCAAGTGCAACGCCAAATCTGTAAGAAGGACTTCTTCATTGACTGGACAACTGCAGATGTAATGAGCGGCCGTGTAAATACCCAAATCCAAGACGCTATCATTGGTCGTTTGGTAGGTGGTATCGCTGCAGCTAATGAGACTATCATGTGGTCAGGTGTTAACGCAACAGCCGGTCAGTACGATGGTTTTGAAACTTTGATTAAGGCAGGCGGTTCAGGTGCTGTATCTGCGGGTTCAGGTGCATTGTCGGACACTAACATCATCGCAACTATTTGGGACGTAATCAACACTGCTCCTGCCGCTGTAAAGGGTGCTGCTGAAAAGCCAGCTATCTACATGGGACAAGCTGCGTGGGAGGCTTATATGCAAGCGCAAATCGCTGCAGGTAACGGTTGGTACTTGACAGGTGGTCCTGAGGTATCTCGTCGTTTCGTAGGTATGTACGAAATCTATGTGTGTCCGGGCATGACTGCAAACAATATCATCTTCTCACAACCTAGCAATTTGATGCTCGGAACATGGCAGGAAAACCAAATGAACGAAGTGTTCATCTTGGATATGCAGAACTTGGATGGATCACAGAACGTACGCTATGGCGCACGCTTCTACCTAGGCGCACAGATTGCAGTTGGTGAAGACATCACCTACTGGGGAGCATAATCATTAATCAAAGGGGTGGGGTAATACTCACCCCTTTATAAAACTATATATAGCTATGGCTTGTGAATTAACTACAGGTTTTACACTCGGATGCCTTGAAGGTATCGGAGGTGTTAAAGAAGTCTTGATTGCTAACTACGAAGACTTCGAAAGTGGTATCACTTATGGTGGTACTAATGGCGAAGTAGACGGATTGCCTACGGCTACTATCTACCGTTACGTTCCTTTCCGCAACAGCGGTTCTTACATTGAGACAGTAAACAAGAACTTGGAAACAGGTACACTTTACTTCTCGCAAGAAGTTGGATGGACTTTTGGTAAGCTAAACCAAGATATGCGTAACGAATTCTTGAATGTAGCAAAGGCTAAAATGATTGTATTTGTACGTACCAATGATGACCAAATCTTGTTGGTAGGTGCGGGCGAAGGCTCACAGCTTACTGCAGGTACTGTACAATCAGGTGCACAGAAAGCGGATTTGATGGGTTACCAAGTTACTACAGTTGCTGAAGAACTTTCACCTGCTGTACACCTTGAGCCGTTTACCTCTGTACCATTTGACAACTTCGCAGGTATTACTGTAAGCCCTGCTTACTAAGACTTTGTCTTGTTGTTTTTGTATTCATTGTGTGTAAAGGGGGCGGTGCTTGTGCTGCCCCTTTTTAAATAAATAAGCATGATATATCTAACTACCAACACAGCGAATCAAACCGTATTTCTTTCATTAGACGAGGCACGCCAGTACTACGCTACTGCGTTCACTCACTATCTTATTATAATCACACACGAAGAGAA